CTCTTCCGATCTGTGCTGCAACCTGCGTATGGCATTAGTCAGTAAGAACCTAGACCGTAAGAGCCTTATATATAGAGGGTTATAGAGGACATGAGAAAAAGACCGCTAAAGATCACAAAAAACAAAGATAAATTAATTAATGTGTACTATTCATGTAACTTATAAAGGTGTTAAAAAGAGATTAAATATTTATTAAATTAATTGTTGATATATAAATATACTTATGTATAATTCAGGTAAGCCTAGCAATAAAGCAAGGTTATAAAGTAAGGATATAAACATGACAAACAAAGAAATAATATATGAAATGCTCACAGAAGATACTGGAACGCATATGTGTGATAGTGGTGGTGCAAGTGGTCGCCATTGGCAAAAGAATCAAAAGAAATCAATAGAAGACTTTATTAATGAGCCTTATGAAACATTAGAGGCTGATGGTGAGTATAAATACTATTCAAGATCATTATTTCACCATCTTAATCAAACGTGCGAATATTTAGAACAAGAAACAAAAGAATTTAATAATTGGGTAAAGCAAGATTTATATAATTATGATAATCCAAACGGTAGAGCTTTTAATGATTTGTATGATGCACAGGAATATTTAAGCAAAGAATATGATTATGATTTTAATTCAGAAAATACCTGTAATTTTGACAATGATTTAGATCAAGGAATTATGTATGTTTATGACTGGGATTGCGACATTATAGCCTTATCTGTTCACAATGGTGCGGATTCTCGCGGTGGTTATACTGATTTCAAACTATTCAAGATAGACGAGTCATTTTACTGTGTGTCTACAGACGTAGAATCTGAAGAGGTGGCATAAATGAAATACACAAAAATGAAAATTACCTTTGATGTAGAGGTAATACATGATGGTTCAATAACCTCAGACAATATTGAATATATTGTAGATGATGCTGAGTATTTAGCTGACTTAATAAAAGAGGACACAATAAAATTTACAGCAAAACATGGTAGAACAATATCTGAAAAAGATGTTGATGATGATATTACTTTATACGATTTGGAAGAGGGGAAATAATGAAATACACAAAAATGAAAATAACTATTGATATAGACACAAGCAACTCGTCATTTTGGCATGAGTGCGAGGACTCAACACAAATATTTATACATGAAGAAGTTGAGAGAATACTAAAAAACATAATACCAAAGATTGAAATAACCGATCATGGAATGGCTAAAGATATTAACGGCAACAAAGTTGCAACATTTAGAGTTGAGAGAAACAACGAGGAGTATTAAAAATGAGAATAGGAAACCTAAAGACATCTATAGAACTAAAAAAAGAAGAGGGCAAAAGAGTTGCTTTATATAATGGCTCAAGCATACATCTTAAAGAGCCTGTTATAGCTATAGTTGATTATGAGCAAGGCTATTATCCATTAAAGGCAAACAATGGCTTCGAACATCACGAGATGACACAAGAAGAGATAAACCAATTCAACAAAGAGCAAGGCTTAAGCAATGAAACCCTAGAACTAATGCTTACTAACAGCATGAGAGGTGCATAATATGAAATATAAAATAATAGCTAAAGATAGAAATAAAAATAATTTTCTTGTCATGGTTAGCAAGTCATTAAAAGATATTAAAAGCAAATTCAAAAGACTAGAGCAACAAGGCCACAAGCCACAAATAATAAGGGGGAAATAATGAGAACAAAAAATTTAGAAGCATATTTAAGCGGAGGGGTTGAGAAGCATTTAAACGGAACTTTTACAATATATGGATATATTGACAACAGAAATAATGGCGAGGAAATAGGCCGACATAAATGCACATATGGAGAATATACAATAAAAGAAGCTAGGCGAATGTTTAAAATAGAGCTAGAAGATATTATAGACTTATGCGAGGAATACAAAATATTTAATAATGATGATTGGGTTGAGTTTGATTATCCCCATAAAGCCACCTTTTAACCCCTAGAAAAAATAATTTTTCACCCCGTTTTATACGGGGTTTTTTTTGCTCTTAATAATATCAACCCTTAAGCTAAAGACATTATAAGCCATTCTAAGCCCTTGTAATAATCATTTAATGCATTACTACTAATATATAATAATAGATCAATATAAAGCCTTACAATGCTTTTAGTGGTGTTTTTGTTTGTTGTGGTGGTGTTGTTTGATGTTTTTTTATAAAAAGTTATTCACAAAGTTATCCACAATTTATTAACAGTTTATCCACAAATGTTTTTTTATACAGCACTATTTTTTTATGAAAACTAAATTTGCCTTGAAACTAAATTTGCCTTGAAACTAAATTTGCCTTGAAACTAAATTTGCCTTAATTATAAATTTGCCTTGAAACTAAATTTGCATCAAAACAGTATTTGCCTTTATGGAATTTGCCTTAAAAAAGAATTTGCATTTAGGTATTGCATACTAATATATATTAGTATATGATGAGTGTATGTTAAATAAAAGTAAGGAGTTAAATAACATGAAAATCAAAGCATGGCATATAGGTATTCTTTGGGAAGATGATAAAGAGGAAGTTTTAGCAGTTATCCCTAATTGGGTAGCTAAAAGAGTAGATGAATTTTTAGATGAACTAGAGGAGGAATATGATGAGTAATTACACATATACAGAAATAGTAGAGGAAGGTATTACAGTTTGTGCTAGCTGTGGAGGTGCGAATATAAATCTTAATAAAGGCATGCATAAGCAGGATAAAAACAAAACATTAGACCATTGTTTTGATTGTGATTTTGCGGAAGGTGTAACAACTTGTATGCCTAACGATTTGCATTTTTATCAAGAAGCAAAAGAAACATTAAATAAATTACAGGAGGTGCAACCACAATGATTAATATATACCCTAACGATTCATGGGGAACATTTAATGCTGAAAGTGAATATAAAGACATTAAAGGCATACACAAAGATCAAACCATAGATATTAATTTATGGACTGATGACCAAACAGGAGAGAAATTTTTAAGCCTATATCCTGTTGATGAGAACGGGCAAACGGATTGCTCAAACTCTTTAGGATTTTATAAATTAGAGGAGGTGCAAGGTGAATAAACAATTATATGAAAAAGGATTTGATGATAAATACATGGGCGATCATAAAGGCGAATTCAGTGCTTGGTTTATAAGTGACATGATTTGCCTTACTGGTGGTAATGTCTCATGTACTGGTAAAGAGTACGTTGAGGTAACAACTGATGATTATAAAAAGAGAATTTGCATCTACTTAGACCAAATGAAATTTATTTGTTGGGTGGGTGATGATTATAGTTATACACAAAAAGACTATTTAGCCTTTGAGGGATTTTGTGCTAAATACAATTTGCAGTTTGAGGAGTGGAGTGATGAGTAACACAATAGGAATAATAATAGTAATTTCGTTTATGGCTTTTTGCCTACATGGAGTTTATAAAATAATTAAAGATAAGGAGAGTAACAATGAGAATTGAACTAGATGGGTGGGAAATAAGAGAAGCAATAGAAGGATATATAAAAGCAAAACATGATTTAGAGATTGATTTTTCTGAAATGTTTGATTATCCATGTTTTGAATACATAGAAAGAGAAATTGTGCATAAGAAACATAAGAATGGGAAAGTTAAAAAAGATAAAGATGGAATGTGGATAATAGATGAAAGTAAAACAAAATATGTAACAAAGCATGGTGAAGTTACTGATGAATCTAGTATAAGTTTTTTTATAAACTAAATTTGCAGTAAAGGTGAATTTGCCTTAATGGTAAATTTGCCTTTATCTTCTTTTTAAATGCCTTGCAAATTGTTTGTTGATCTCTTTGTGTAGATTGTTCTTTATAGCCTTTTCTCCAACTTTGTAAAAATCTATAAACTTTCTATGTTGGATAAATGGAGTAAAGGCTACAAGCAATTTAAGGCCTTCTCTACCCTTCTTTCCTTGCCTTTCCCATATACCATAAGCCTTAGAGCCTTCACCTTTAGGAACTCCTTGAAAACGAGAGCCTTTTCTTTGTGAATCAGCAGTTTTATCTATCTTGGATAACAAACCACCTTTAGAGGATAGTTTCATTATATTTCCATATTTGCCTTTCTTATGTCGGCCATCTGTTGTCGGAGAGGGATAACCTTGCCTTCTAGCAGGCTCACTTTGTCCGGTGTATATGTAATGCAGGTACTTCGCTGCCCAATCTTTAACTCTTACAGTCATAGCAAGTTTATTGCTTTGTGGTTTAGCGAATTGAGATATAACAACACTTTTAATTGTTTGTGGTCTAGCATTTAATAATTTATTTTCTAAACTATTTCTTTCAGCATTTACAGTTCTTTCGCCAGTATAGTTCATGGCTCTAGCCATTATTTTATTAAACTCTTTTTGATTCAAGTCTTTGTTTAACTGCTTGCTTATGTCTTTTAGATTATCTTTTACTGTGATTCGCATACTAAATTTGCCTTTTATAAATTTGCCTTAGAACAGTATTTGCCTTAATGGTAAATTTGCCTTTTATAAATTTGCCCAATGACTTTTATTCTCAAACTTTAAGCCATTCTCATTTGCCAATTTTAGAATTGTCGATTTGCTTTTGCCTAAAGATACGGAAACCTCGTTTAGCGATTTGCCTTTACTGATTTGCCTTTTGAGTTTAGTAATATCGATTTGCTTTTTATCAGCCATTAAAGATTCTCATAATGTTCTATCAACTTATCAATATACCATTTTGCTTTGTTTAAATCTTGGATATTGGAATTTTTGTCTTTATGCCTATGAATATACTTGATGGCTGAACCCTCTAGGTAGCTAGGAAACTCTTTGCCTAACTGTTGCTTTATGTATTCAATACATTCAAATTTGCCTTGATTGTAATGGCTCGGCCTGTTTACTGGGTCGTGATTTGCCTTTTCGATTTGCCTTACACTATCCCATTCTTGCGGTGTTACTTTATCTATACTCATTTTTTTCTCCTTTTAAATAATATATTTGCCTTTCGCTGGAAAGACCACTCTAAGAATCTATCCAACCAACTCTTCTTCTTGTTAAAGATAGAATCCCAATTTGCATCTATCTTCTTTTTATCTTCAACTCTTCTACCTGAACCTTTACCGCCATGCCATTTAGTCATAGTTAATTCTCTCACAATATTTAAAAGGCTTACCAACTGCAGTCATTCCTAGCATTTCAGGGTATTCACTTTCAATATTCATTGCAGACATATAATTATAAAGTTTTTTAACATCGTCAATATCCATTTTATTTTTAAATTTATTTGCCTTGTTGGACATCCACACAACATTACCTTTTACATAACCCTTTTTACTATCAATTCTATCTACAGATGGCATGAAAGCTTCTCCATAATTTAATTCAAAAACCATAGGTGTGTTATATACAGGGCAACACATGCTGATTGGAAATATACTGTAAAGGTATTTTACTGTTAGGTTAAACTCTCTAGCAGTTCTGCATCTTATACTTGATATTTTTATTCTTATGTTTTTAAATTTTTTAAACTCTTTTTCATCGCTAAGTTTTTTTTGTAAATTCTTGAGTTCATTATCTTTATATCCAAAATCATCATCTTTTGTTAAAAACCTTAAATATTCGCAAACTTTATCTCCACAAGTTTTTGCTTTATAAGAATCGCTCCATCTAATTCTATTTTTTGTTTTACAATATTTAAGTTGTTTTTCTTTTTTACAAATTGGACACAAAGGCTTATCTTTTTTCCATTCTTGCATAGACTTATCAGTTTTTTGCAAAGCTAATTCTTGTATTTGACAATTTTTTGAGCAATAAATCCTTTCTTTAAACTTTGTTTTTGCATATTCTTTAGGGTTGCTAAATATTGGGTCTTTAGTGTTTTTTTCTAAAAAATCTAAATTAAATAATCTATTGCAATTCCTGTGTTTACACTTCTTGAAACTATCCATGATCTATCCTCTTAAAGTTTACTGACTTATCTAGCCTAGATAGAATTTGCTTTGCTTCCATAAAATCTTTTGGAATACATCTTAATAATTCCTCTATGCTGAATATCATCATATCGGGTTCATCTTTGTGTATTTTTACAAGTAGTGGTTTCTGTTCATCTGTATCACAAATTAAAGCAGTCTTTTTATCAAAGTTGAAACACTTGGTACTTGGTTGTATTTGTATATAACCACTCTCTTCGCATTTTATATTTAAAGCAACAAATGCTCTGTGCATCATATCAACCATTTGTATTTTCTTTCTAACAACATCAGACTCTAAAGATTCTCTCAACATTTGTTCTCCTCTACAGAATTTAATCTCGAACTGAACGCCAACCATTTTAAAGATTCTTCTCCTACTTCCCCACTTCTCATAAGTTTCTAATTCATAAGTTCTCAACTCTTTCAATTTGCCTTCTAAGTTTTTATCTAAATAAGTTTTCATAATTTAATACCTAAAGTGGGCGATCATAATTTGGGTGCTTGGGTGTTCCTATAGGAACACACCCCACCCCACCCAAACTATTTAATGATTTACACCCAAGTTCACCCAAAAATACCCGAACTACACCCAAACTAACACCCAAACTATTTTTCATAATCAGACTCCAATTTGCTGTAATCTATATGTTGATATCCTTTATATGGAGTATGTTTTACTAATTTTTTATTAACCAGTTCTCCTAATCTGTCATCTATAGCATCTTTCTTCATAACAGTTTTACCATCCATAATTCTGCCAAATAAAGTTGCAGGCATATAAAGAACATCTTGTGGATTTTCAGGATTATCTATCTTTGGTAATTCTTTTAATGCATCTAAAACTGGCTTTTGTTTGGCAGAAACAACATTATCAGTATTCTTTACAGGCATATCCTCCTCCTCTACCTTAACAAGCACAGCAGATTTCTTATCCTTCTTCTTACCTAGATTCTTAACTGTGTCCATTCTAAAGTTCATAGATGGCATATTCATATCTTCTTTGTTAAGAGTCTGACTCATCTTCACATACATAACCTTTTCCTCAACACCTAAAGCACCATCATAGTTATCCCTGTCATCCCTCTCTATAAAGAACTCAGAGTCTACAGAAGCAGGTAATACACTAGAACCCCTACCTCTTCTTACACCATTAGATTTGCTTCCTGCGTGTCCTGTGTGGTGGATAAGCATAATACAAGCACCAGTCTCAAACTTTAATCTGTCAACTCTTTGTATAAATAGATTCATGTCTGAGGTACTATTTTCGTCTCCAGAACCAAAGTTTCTCTGAAGAGTGTCTATGACAATTAAACCTAATTTGCCAAATTCTTTCTTGGCTTTATGTGCCTTTGCTAAAACATCTTCATAATCTTCATCATCCAATATTCTTGCGGGTCTATTACTTACTTTAAACTTTTTGCCTTTTAGCGGTGTTTCAAAATGTTCTTCCCAAGCTAATATTCTTTTAAATATGGATTTCTCACCCTCTCCACAAAAATATAAGACTCCTGACTCCTCTGTTTTATACCCGTACCATTCCTCACCAGTTGCAATAGCAAGCATCATAGAGATGCCCACAAAGCTCTTACCTGCCTTTGGTTCGGCATAGATAGAAACTACTGTCTCTTTCTCTGCAATCTTATCTATCAACCACTCAGGCGGTCTGTCATTTGCTTCCATCTCATCATAAGACAAGAACTCAAACTCATTACCGCCAAGATACAACTTATTATCTAAAGCATAATCCTCTAGCTCTTTTGTGCTCTTGAAATAACCCGATTCATAAGCATCCCAAAGATCATCCTTTTCTGCAAAATCTTCAGGTGGTGTTATAACACTTACAAGACAACCCTTCTTCTTTAGAAACTTATACATCTCCTCTGAACACTTTTTGCCTGCTTCATCATTATCAGGCCATATCCAAACCTCTCTACCAAAGATGGGACTCCAATCTGCCTTTTTCCAACTGTTAACACCACCATGCCAAGTTACACAATCGCCCTTATATATATTTTCTGCACCTAAATTTGCCTTCTCTCCTTCTGAGATAATAATAGGCTTATCCTTATACTTTTCGGTGTTTTTAAAATAAATTGGCATATCCCCTTCAGGCCTTTTCATTGACCATGTATCATCTGTGTTCTTGCTAAATGGTGCATACTTCTGCTTAATGTGATGACCATCGGGAAATCTCATAACCATAAAGCTATCGTTGTATTGTAGATGTACAACCGCCTGTTTGAACAAACCTACAAGTTGTCCTCTGTCAAAAGACCTAGCATTGCCCTTGTTAGTGTTATTTTGGGGGAGTCCACTAACGCTGAGTAAGGAGTCATTAGGCAATGCTTGGTCGTAACCGAAACTGT